TGTTCGGTTAAACATACCCATGGGTGGGGCACTTTTTAAATGTTGTTCCGGGTCCCTTTTCAAGTGTTAGCTACACCCGATGGATAAGGATGAGTTCGGAAGACCTATTCCCGGTACCGGTGGTGAAAGCTGGAAGGAGGTGTGCAAATGCCGTTGTGATGATGTAAGTGCGGAAAAGAAAGTATCTATCAATGGTGCTTTGTATGATTTCAAGTACAAGGTAGTCTTTGACAAGCCGTCAAAGGTTGAAGCAGGTGCAGAGGTTCGTTGTTTGAATGCCGATGGAAGCATAAGAGGTGAAGGAGTTGCTAAAAGCCCTTTGGAAACAAACTATTTTTCCTATAGAGTAATATGGTTGGAATAGATGCAGACTTTTCGGATGTTGACCAGTTCTTTGAGGACGGAACAAGCGAAGTCGTTGCTGGCATGAAAGAAGAGGGAGAGGCATTTGTTGAAGATGCAAAAGCTACCGGAAACTATCAAGACCACACAAAACATTTGAGAGAATCGAATGATTATGAGGTTAATGAAGATGGCTTAATTCTGAAAAACGAAGCTGATTATGCTTCATTCGTGGAATCCAAAGGATTTGAAGTTGCAGGAAGTGCAGCGATAAGGACAGAAAAAAGATTGAAAGATAGATTTGAACGATGATAGTAACCACCGACATAGGAAACATCCTCTACCGGGACTGCAAGATTTTCGGAATAGACATAGTACCAGCAGGAGAAACGCTGACGGGTGAATTGAAGTCCGAAAGGATTGTCATCCACACGAAGAAACAACAGCCGGGAACTTATTGGAAGAAATCTTTCGCAGAAGTGAATCTATGTGTACCCAATTTAAGCGAGAATGAAGCGAACACAATCCGGCTTAACGAACTTGAAAGAAAGGCTGGCAAGCTGTTTGATGATGTAGTAAGCACCTATGATGGTATGACATATCGTTACTCTATTGATTCTATCGGTACAGAAGCGGACACAGCTTTGAAGTGTCATTATGTGAATGTGAGAATTTTGTTTAATGTATTAAATGTAAAATGATATGATTACAGCAGTAGAAATTGACGAACTGTATTATGCAGAACCGATTAAAACGGTTACTACTCCAGCTGCCGGATTAACAGGCGCAGAAGTAGCCACCATCTTGAAAAACGCAGCAACGAAGCGGGTCAAGAATGTGCATGGTGACACGTATCAATACGAAGAAGCAGAGGCAAGTGTAACTCGTTACAAAAACGCTTTGACTGGTGAGTACTACCGGGAAACGTCTGAACCGGGTGAGGTGAAAATCAACTTCACCATTGGTGAGTATGATTATGCTACAAAGGCTGATTTACAAGGTGGTAAAGCCACAGAAAAGAATTGGGAAAGAGGCAAGTATAAGCCTATTCATAAATGTGTGATTGGTAAAACCAAAGACGGAGTTTATGTTGTGTTTCCGAAAGCGGCTATCAATGCCCGTGGCTCTAATACCGATAAGGCTGTCGGATTGGCTGTTTCGGCCGTTCCCCTTTCCACAGGTGTAGATGGATTGGCTTCCGAAAAGTGGTTTGACGAATCGGAAGTTGTAGTGCCGGAAGGTTGATAATTTTTCAGTAAAAGGATTGTTTTCAGATGGCGGTGGGTGGTTGCTCACCGCCTTTTTAATTTAATGTTATGAATAATCAAGCAGCAAAAACGGTTTCTGATGCCCTATTAGGGCTGGATTTTAAAAATGTAGGGATAGGTGGAATCGTTTATACCATCAAACCTCCTACAATTAAAATTATCTGTCGTGCCATTCATCATTTTTCCAATATCGCCCTGCGAGGAGATAATATCATGGAGGCTATTAAAGAGCTTCCTGAAGCTACTGAAGATATGCTGAAAGGTATTTCATGTTTCATCTGCGGGAATGATAGTTTGGTCAAAGAATTGGAGAACGGCACTTTTGAAGAAGTCAAAGATGCCTTGGAAGTCTGTTTCTCTATGATGGATATTTCGGCTTTTCAGTGTGTCAGCTCGATGAGGAACGTGTCGATGCTGGCAGCAAGACCGAAACAGTAGGAAACGCAACGTTCTTCGGGCAGATAGCCCATTTGATTGACACGCTTCATCTGAGTTATACAGAAGTGTTTGAGGTTATCCCTTATCGGAATTTGCTGATGATGCAACGGGATAAATTACACGCAGTATATGGTGGTCAAAAAGTGAATAGAATCAGTGGTAAGGAATTGGCTAATCGTAGGAAAAAGAAATAGATATGGCGAAATTATATTTTAAGGTAGGTAGTGACTGGGAAGAGGTTGTAAGGCTCCGTAATGAAATTGCGAAGTTAAAACAAGAGTTAATGAGCATGGATGGCACGCAGTCTCCTGCTGCTTTCAAGGCTTTAAATGTTCAACTTGCTGCATCTAATCAAAGGTTGGATGAGTTGGTAACTAATGCCGCTAAAGCTGGAGCAGAGATGGAAACGGGATTCAAAAAAGGTATATACGATGGCGAAAAAGCTGTCAATTCCTTATCCGAAGAGATCATTAAACAAAAAGACATCATACGTGAGACACAGAATGATGTTTCAATGCTTACAGAACAATATAAGAAATTAGGAAAGTACGACCCTAAAAGACAATCTTTATCAGATGAATTAAACCGTGCAAAGGCAGCATTAGGAGAACAAAAGTATGCTCTTGGTGAATTACAATCACAACAAGCTCTTGCAAGATTATCTACCAAAGCTCTAAAGGATGAATACGCTTTGTTCAAGGATGAAAGCAAGGCTGTTGTTACCGTTAATGAAGGTGTAGGAGTCTCATTCAAGAAGACACTTGCTGCTATTGGTGGAATCGCAATGTTGAAACAAGTTGCTTCAAATGTAGTATCAACAGCTGGAATGTTTCAAAAGTATGAATCTGTATTAACTAATGCTCTGAATGGTAGTTCCGAAAAAGCAAAAGCATATCTATCTGACATAAATAGCTTTGCCGCAAAAACAAACTTCCAACTTGATGAACTGACGGATGATTTTATAAAATTCGTCAATCGTGGTGTCACTCCTTCGATGGATGCCATGAAAAAAATGGGAGATTTTACCAATACAGTAGCAAAACCTTTCGACCAGCTAACAGAGGCGATACTTGATATAAATAATCCAGAGCGTTGGAAAGAGTTCGGTGTTCGTGTTCAAACAGAAGGGAATAAAGTTAAGCTTTCGTTCCGTGATATGACAGTTGAATGTGACCGAACAGTTGAATCTGTAATGAAAGCCGTTGAACAATTTGGCTCAATGAAAGGCGTTGAAGGTTCTACGGAAGCTATTGCAAAGACTATTGAGGGACAAATGTCTAATTTGGAAGATACGATAACAACGGCTTTGGCTGAAATAGGACTTGCTAATCAAGATTTGATTTCAGGAAGTATATCTGCTGTCGATACTATCGTTAAGAACTATGACATTATAGGTAAGAGTGTATTGGCTCTTATCGAAATTTATGGTGTTTATCGAGCTGGGTTACTGATAAATACTATTGTTGAACAAGGTTCTGTAAAGTCTATATGGGCGAAGATTACAGCAACTAAAGCTGCTACTGTTGCTCAAGTTGCATATAACAAGGTTCTCGCAATGAATCCCTATGTAGCAGTGGGAATGGCTGTTGTTTCACTCGGTGTTGCTGTATATACATTGGCAGAGCATACAACTTATGCTGAAAAGACGGCTCGTTCTGCTGCTGAGTCAATGGAGAAAATGAAAAATGCTTCTGAAAATCTGAAAAATAAGATAAATGAATTACTTAGCGTAATCAGAGATGAAACATCTACTCAATACCAAAAAGCCGATGCTTATTTAAAACTTCAGAGAATATTGCCGGAAGTTTTTAAAAATATGGATATTGAGAAGATTAAATTAATGGATCAGCTTTCTTTGTTAAAACAAATCAATAAAGCGGCTGATAGAAGAGAGATTGTTGGGGCTAAAACAGGCGTTGTATTGGCTCAAAAAGAAGTTGATAAAATTAATGCATTAATTGCTGCGGATTCTAAAAGAGGTACATATTCAGGACAATATGAGATTCAATTATCTGATGCTAAATCCAAACTTGAAGCCGCTAAAAAAGTGGTAGCTGACATTGAAAAGATACGAACAGAGGCTAATAAGCAAAAAGGAAAAGATGATAAAAAAGTTGTTATTAAAAATAAGGAGTTTTGGACTAACCGGAAGAAAGAAGCCGAAACCGCTTTAAACTCCATTGCATCTTCTCAAACCTTAATTCCGCAACACTATTATAAAATATTTTTTTTAAGTACCTGAGCAACAAAAAGTTGCTCAGGTACTTAAAAAAAATATTTTATCCTCAAATCCGCAACTAAGCTCTTCAGCGTCCTTCTTGCGTCTAAACGTCCTCTCATCACTGAATTAGCAGATAA